CTCGCCCGGCGCCGACGCCGGTACTCCGGTCGGGCTTCTTCCAGATCTGCTTGCCGACGTCCGCCGACGTGAAGGTGCCGCTGACCGAAGCCGTGAACGCCACAGAAGCGCCGCTGACCGCGGCGGGCGTGAGTGCGGCGCTTAGATCGGATCCCCGGTCAGCACCGTTGAAAGTCCCCGCCGCGTCCAGATGGATATACTCCTCCTGGCGCCTGTAGACCGCGTTCTTGAAGGTCGCAAGATCGCTGACTTCCGCCCCCGCGTCGGTGTAGAAATCCTCGAGATCAGGGAAAGTCACATCGTCGGCTAGGATCTCCACGAAGCGCCGCGTTGTCCCGCTGATTATGCGCTCGGTCACGATCCAGAGCTGATCGTCGCGGTCCGTTCTGGCAAGCACTTGAGCGTCGAGCACCTTGGCGGAGGACCCGCCGATCTCCTGCCGGTGCCAGCCGGCCACGTTCTCATCGCCCTGGACCGTCATGCCCGCTAAGATGCCATCGTCTCGGATCACCCACAGCACGTCCGGGCGCCCCGTCTGGAGCACGACGCGCCTCAAGCGACTATCGGCGATGTGCTCCGCGTTCAAGAGCATGTCGTAACTGCGGAAATCGTCGGCTTCGGCACTGTAGCGCGCGGTGCGGAGGGTCGTGCCGCCCCGCTGGAGCCAGAAGACGCGCGAGGCGGTCACGGGCATCATCGCCTCGCAACCGAAGGAATCGAACTGTCGGACGTTGATGGAGGAGGGCGTGATCGGTTCGTCAAGACCGCCGCCCGAGACGCGGAAAGGCCCGCCGAAAGTGCCGACGAAAAGATATTTAGCCGTGCCCCGCCCCCACGCCACGGTGTCGATCTGTCCGTTGGTCGGGGCCAACGCGAAGAAAACCGCGTGATCGGCGTCGACCCCGCCTGTAAAGTCATCATAGCGCGGGTTGCCGTCATCATCCGGCGCGCGGCTGCCGAAGATGGAGTTGAGCCGCTGATTGGTGCCTAAGAAAAATAATCGACTCTCGTAGAACGCGACCGCGATGGGATGCTCGGCGTCGGGCGTGGCAATGCCCCCCGAAACATAGTCTGTCCACGTGCTCGAGTCCACTTCCGCCTCGCCTGTTGTCGTCACGAGGAAAGCGCGCGGCGTAGCGAAGCTGCCGCTGGGGACGCGCAGGCGAAAGACGCCGCCGTTGAGCTGCGTCGTGCCCACAATGCCGCTAAAAGTGTAGGCCGAATCCTCATTGATGACCGAGCCCGGCGTGAAGTGGATGAGGGTCCCTGTGGCGGCGCGATCAAGACCCGTGAGCGTCAAGATCGCGGGAGTGTTCGTGAAAGGATCATTGGTGCGGACATAAGTCGCCAGCGTGAAATTATCCGCTGAGTCGACTGTCAACTTCCGCGGAGCGTACTTAGGATGTGCGATGTAGAGGACGCCATCACGCGCCGAAACCGCCCAAGAAAGGTCGTCCAAATCGCCTGCGAAGTAGGGCGTGTCAATCTCATAAACTTCGATCAAGCGCCCGGCCGAGGAATAGGCGCCGAAGCTCGTCGAATTGACATTCGCGCCTGTGACGGGATCAATGAGCTGGAACGTGAGCCCCGATGCGCCGGCGAGCTTGACCTGCCGCCCGTTCATCTCCAGCATCCCCACAATGGCACTCGTGACACACTCGTCGCCATTGGCGAGATCGCCCACGGCCGCGACCGACACGACGGCGGGATTGGCCTGCGTTATGGCCGTGATGACGCCCTGATTGTCCGTAGCGCCCGCGCCGGGACGGAAGATATTATCGAGTTTGACGGTGTTGGCCGCCGTCGTCGTCGCCTGTGCGGCGAACAGATTAGTCGTCGTGAAGGTCGCATCCGTGACAGTGCCGATTAAGATCCCGCCCACGAAGCATGACCATTGACCCGACGACGTGCGGATGAACTTGAAGGTCTTGAACCCGGCGCCGGTCACGCCCAAATCGAGCAGCTCCGTGAAAGTGCCCGAACCCGAGAATCGGCCAAATTTGTAGTTGCCTGCGGCCGTGCGGTTGACGCCATAGCCCGTGACGGTGAAGGATGTGACACCGAAAGCATTTACTATCGGGGCGTAAGTTGTGGCAAAGAAAACGACGTGGCCGGCGGCCGATATCTCCGCGTCGAACTGATAAGTGCCGATATTGCGCGTCTGCGGGGTCGTAGCCGCCGCCCCCTCCGCACTCGCGGGCACCGTCAAGATGAGTTGGTTAGCCACTACGGCGACTTGCGCGGCGACATAGGGCGTCCACACGGGATTGGCCGTGTAGTCGCCGTCAGTGAAATCGTCAAGGAGCGCGGTCGTCGTCAGGAGATCATAAGGCGTCTTAGTGAGGAGATCCCCGTCCTTGTAGACGCGCATCTTGCCGGGGGTGAACTCCAGCATGTAGCCGCGCGAGGCGTTGATCTGGAAGGGGACGAGCCGCGCCACGGCCCCGCCGCGGGTCTGCCGGACGAACTTGAACCCGGAGCGGAATCGCGCCGGCCCGGGGACTTCGGGGATGAAATTGAGAATTTTCTGGCAAGCCGCGCGGAACCAATCCAAGTCGAAACGCCCCCGCGAGCGCGGGGACGTTTCGCCGGCCGCAAAATTGACGAGAACGGCGTTAGGCATTAGATCGGATAGCGGGTCAGGTCCCGAAAATTGCCGCCCATGCGCCGGTTGTCGCGGAGTTTACTGCGCTGGATGCGGCGCGGCGGCTTCTCTTGGCCGGCGATAGCCGCGGCCTGGAGCTTGATGTCGGCCAACTCCACGTCGATAGCCTGCACGAGTGAAGGCTTGAGCGTAAAGGCGAAGGCCATGTCTTTCGCCAACTGAACGCGCATGAGGTCAACGAAGAGCGTGTCCCACTTCGCCACGAGGGTCGCGTCCTTTATATAGAGGATATTGGTCGTGTCGGCCTCGTCTTCCTGGTCAGTGAAGATGAAGCCTTCAGAGAGATCATAGAGCCCGTGCGGCGTGTCGGCATTGACCGTGATGTCGCCTAACGCCAGCAGGCGGATGAAATCGTTGGGAAGCGCAAACGCGGAAGCGTAGCCGAAGGCCGGCGTGACGCCCGCGTCAACGGTGATCTGCGCGTACTTCTTGGCGAAGTTAAAGATGTACGCGCGCAGGAGCTTCCGGCGCGTCATCGGATAGTGGAGCGCGCAGAGATCCTCGACCGGCGTGGTGGGGACGTCGACGCTCGAAATCGGCTTTTGCCCGAGCCGCGCCAACGCCAGGTTGCAGATTTGAACGGACGATGTAGGCACCGCGGACATGGCCTTCTACCCCCCTGTGGACGACGGGCCGCCGCCTCCTCTCTTTTCCATAAAAAGAAGAGGCGGGCGGCCCCTTGCGCCCCCGGGAGTTCTATCCCAGGATGTAGTACAAGCGGATGGAGATGGTGCCGGCCGCAGAACCTACCGTGTTCGCGGTGAGCGCCAAGTCATATCCCTGGTGATCGGGAACCGTGAGCCCGAGCAGCTCCCACAGCTTCTTGCCGACGGCCGTCAGGGGGTCTGCCCCGCCCAAGTTCGTCAAGCCATCAAGCGGCGCGGCGATCGTGCGGGCCGAAGACATATCCCCTCCGTCAAGGAAGAGATCCTTGTCGACCACAGCCCCGCCCTTCTGCTTGTAGAGCCCCAAGTCGTAGTCCGTGCCCACCGTGATAGCGTCGTTGCTGATGTCGCACTTCACGGGGATGGCGTTCGCCGGCAGTCGAGCGAGCCGATAGATGCTGCCGTCGCTGTCGGCTGCGGCGACCTCGAAAGTTTGCGCGAGGCAGAGGATCTTCCCGCCGTGCACCTTGGCTGGATTGCCCTTTTTGTCGGCGGCGACGAGTGCGTCCACGAAGGCGTCGATGATAGCCATGATAATATCTCCCTCCTCTGCCTCATCGGTCAGAGGTTGCGGTCCTCAGACCCGGGCCGCTACTCCCGCCTCATCGGTCGGGCCGCGGTCTCGGGTCCTTCAATCTGTGCTGCGCCCGTCAAGGCCCACCGCGCTTTGCGGACGGCGCGATGAGCCCTACCGGAGCAGCCGACTCCTTTAGTCGGTCGTCTGGAACTTCTTGATGAGCTTGCCTTCGGTGCGGACAGCGCCAAGCTCGAAGACGATCTGGACCTGGGTCGTTTCCACCAAGTCCGGCCGCCGCTCGATGGTCAGCGCCATCTCCTTGCTCATGCCGACGCACATCGCCCGCGCCGACATGGCGAAGCAATCGCGCACCCCGGCCGAGACGGCCAGGATGGGGTTCGTCGCCGCGGCGGCGAAATGCTTGAGATCATACCCGGCCGCCTGGATCATGCGGCCCTTCTCGACGGCGTACTGCCGCGTGAAGTCTCCCGAAATCAGCTCAGTATCGAGCATGAGGTCCTCATGCTCGTCGCCGGAGATCCCCAGGATCATGCGCTCGGGCACGTCCGTCCCCACGTCGTCGTCCAAGAAGAGACGGGTCGTCTCGAGCAGCTTCTCGTAGGTCGTGCCCGCGGTCGCGTTGATCGTGTCGCCGTCATCGTTGGCGAACGTGACCGACGTTCCCATGTCGCGACCCGTCAGGACCGCCGCGAACATCGCTTCGACCACGATGCGGTCGAAGACGCGCTCCATCGCGCGAGCGCAGGCGCCCGCGTACTCGCTCTGCGGGTTGAGCAGCGCCCCGCGGACGTCGCTGGCGTCGATGGGGAGGGTGAGCGTGAAGCGTCGGCGCGCGATCTTGCGCCGGGTGTGGTTCGCATCCGAGAAGACCACCGGCTGATGCCGGCCGATCTGCTCGACGGCTTCGACGGCGCCAAGCCCGTCATAGGCGAAGATGTCGCCCATCATCGGCTTGACGATGACCGCGTCGCGCAGGCGAGCCTTCATCTGCTGTGCGGCGACGTGGACTGAATCTGAGAATTGCGTGATGAGAGCGTTGTCGATGAGTTCGCCGGCCATGTTCGTGTACCTCGCTATGCGTTGAGTTTAGCGAGAACCGCGCCCACATGCTCCGGTGGAGGCCCTCTCCCGATTTTTACGCGCGTTGGGAACGCGGGCCGTGCTTTGCGGCCGGTCAGAGGATCGCGCCTTTTCGCGCGCGAGCGCCCTCATTGGTCGGGGGAACTATAACAGAGATGCTCTTCTATGTCAAGCCCAAAAGTCGAAACCCCCGGGGGTCATAAGTTCTCAGGGGTTCCGGTACGACAGAACGATTACTTGACTTGCGCGTAGATTTCTTTCACGCGCTTCTGTAATGCTTCGTACTCCGGGTGCTGAAAATCCTTGTATTCCGGCCGCGCCATGATCTTGCGCGCTTCCTCGCGGAGTGTGGAGATGTCGGCGCCCCCTCCCGCGCCGCCCTTATTCGCGCCGTTGAGGTCGTCCTCCGGCACATATTTGACCATGACGGCGTTGATGACGCCAGTCAGAATCGTCAGAGCGTTATTGTCGAGTTTGTCGATGAACGGCTTGAGATTCTCGGGCGCGTACTCCTTAATCGCTTCTTGGACACGCGCGAGCACCTTCTCGTTGTCCTTACCAAAAGTCGCTTCTGTGAGCACGTCAAACGCATCTTCGAGCTTCTTCTGCTCCGCCGTGGCCCCCGCCTGCCGCGCCTGGAAAGTCGGGGTGATATTCTCGATGAACCGTTGTGCTTGGACTTTGGAGACGCCGGCCTTGTGGAACGCCGCTCGCATTTCCTTGACGAACTCCTCGTCAGGCTTTTCGCCGAGTTTGATCTCATAGTCAGTATCTTTCTCGGGGCGCAGCGCTGCGTAGAACTTCTCGATCTCTTCGGGCTTGGCGTCGGCCGCTGGGATGCCGAGTTTCTTGCCGATGAGCGTCTCGGCGCCGTCGAGCTTCTTGAAAACATCGGCCATCATTTCAGGCGACGATGGCTTTTCGAGCCAGTCTTTGAGATAGCCGCGATCATGGAACTCCGCGGGGATGAGCGTCTTCATCAACGGCGGAACGGGGGGTGCTTCAACAGTCATTTATTTTTCTCCTCTTCAGAATTGGGCGTGATAGAAACGGGAACCTCGGCCAGCTCCTCGGCCGCCGCCAATAACTCGCGCGACGCAAGCTGTCGAAGATTGATATAGATAAGGCGCTGCGCCTCTTTGCATTCCGTCGAAAGTGGGGCGATCTCGCCAGTCGCGCGGTTGATGACGATGCTCGAAACATTGTATCCACAGGCGCGGAAGAGATACGCGAAGACCGCGCGGCCCGCCTCCGTCCGCAAGACCGCGTCAATGTGGACGCGCAGTTTATCCCCTCGGATATCGACGACAGATTTCTTTTCCCCCGCGGGCATCATTTATCTTCCTCCCCCCATGCCGCCGCCCATCGTCCCCATCGACGCGCGCGCTTGCGCGCTATCGCGCTGAATTTGGGCCAGATCTTTACCCGCCGAGAGCGCCACCGCGGCGTTCTGCCGTTCGGCCTCCGCCGCGCGCACTCTGCGGGTATCGTCCATCGTGCGGAGGCTGCGCTTGGGGGCGCCGGCCAGCGCGTAAATGTCATCGGCCAAGATGTCCGCGTCGACGCGGTGGACGATGTTGGGGAAGATCGGCACCAATGCCGCGATAGAATCCAGCGCCGTGAAGAGCCCCTGGAGCTTCTCAGCTTGCATGAATCGCTTGGCCGGGGAGATGTATTCGACTTCGTAGATATCCAGGCCCGCCTCCACCGCCTTGACGATGATGTCAGGAACGATAACATCGTCTTTCCCGGTCAAGGACTTCCACAGTTGCCGTTGCTCCGCGCCCCCGCCTTTCTGGACGACGCCGAAATGCCCGCGCCGCCACATGATGTTGAAAGTGCGCGTGATGACCGGCGTGAGGACCTCCTTCTCTTGGCGTGAAAAAATGGAACCTAGACTCTCACCGCGCAGACGATTACGGATGCTCGTCTCGAAAGCCGTCATCATCGTCTTGTTGTTGAGATCCAGCAGCCGGTCCAAGAAAAACGCCTGCATGATCTCTTGGATGAGTTGTTCCTTGAGCTTCTCGGCGGACTGCATTTCACCCACGGTAAAGAGCGGGAAGATTGGTTTCTCCCCGCCCAAGCGCCCGGAGGCATTGAGCACCGTGAGCGCGCCGGCCGACGTGTCGACGACAGCGCCTCCGAGGCGGCCATCATCGAGGATAGCCAGCGGAGGATCGAGTTGTTTCTCGGTCGCTACGAGCACCGCTTCCGAGAGCCCATTGAGCGAGATCGCAGCCGGCAACGCTATCATGCCGGGAGAACGGCCGTATATCTCGTCGATGCGCTTGAACATCCGCGCGACGTAGACCGGCATTTCCTCGAAGCCCCCTTCGCGCATGATGAGTTTATTCGTGATGTCGATGTGGACCGTGCGGACCGGCATCGCGGCCCGGCCTTTCTTCCCGGTCTCGGCCTTTTTGGGCTCGATGACTTTGAGGATCTCAACTTTGTCCTCATACTTGCCGGCCTTATATTTCTCGGCGACGTGCGCCGAAACGTGGTCCCCGGGCTTGCCCATGCCGTATTCTTCGTAAACTTGGCGCACCGTGCGGTTGATCTTAAAATAGATCGTGTCCACGAAACCTTGCGCGTTCTGCGAGATGCACATGGCCTTGACATCCCACGCCTCGTAGACGACGGGGAGCGCCACGTTGTCTTCGGGACCCTCGAAGACGGCCACGCCTGACGTGCCAAAGATGCCTTGATCCAAAAAATGTTCCATGAACGCCAGTTGGAGCCCGGCTTCCGCGCGGTCCATCGCCGTGTGCATCTCCTCCGTCACGTAGCGGAAATATGCTTCCACCCCCGGCTGGTCCTTGAGCCGGCGCACCGGCTTGATATTGAACGTGCGCGAACTGTCCGGCCACAGCATCGAGAGAAACGTGGACGCCATGACGTAAGCCGCGAACTGCGCGGTGTTGTCGAAGACGTTGTCTTGGAGGAAATCACCGGGGGACGCCGCGTGGGTGAAATCGGCTTTGCGCGTGAGATAAATCTCCGCCAGGGCTTGATAGTGGATCAGCCACGGCTGCTTCTCGCGCTCGTAATCTCGCAAGCGCGACAGGTAGCGATTGACGCGGGATTCGCCGGCCATAATTATGCCTCCCCCGGCAAATGCGCCCATCGCTTTCGATTCACGATGCAACCCCGCCG